GGCCAACGTCGCGGCCCTGTCCGCCGCGATCCGCACGCGCACCGGCGTGATCACCGCCGAGACGTCCGCGCTGCTCGCGCACACCAGCGCGCTGGAGGGCACGCGCCAGACGTTCGGCCAGCTGGGCGAGCGGCTGGCCGGCTCAGGCGGCTACTCGGCCGCGCTGCAGTCCCTGCCGCCGGTGGTCACCACCCGCGCGTTCCTGGACACTTCCCAGGCCATCGCCGCGCTGGCCGCCTACCACCAGCAGCTGTCCGCGCTGCCGGTCAGCGAGCGGACTAACGTCTTCGCTGCGGTTACCCCGCTGTCCGGGCTGCCCGGCGGCGTGCCGGGCATCGGCACGCCGCTGAATGTCGGCAGCATCCGGTACGCTGCGCCGCCACAGGGTGCACAAGGTTTGGCTGACGAGGCGCGAGCGCTCAGCGACTCGGTGCGCGAGCTGTCTCCGGGCATGGCGGTGTCGGCCGACGTCATCTCCCGGTGGGGCGACCACGCCCGGCTGGCCGCGGTCGACGTGTTCGCGCTGGAGCAGGGGATCGGCCGCCTGGACGCGGCGATGCAGCTGCTCGGCCGGACGCGGAGCCAGGTCGCCGGCGGCCAGCTGATGGACATCATCTCGCTGCTGGAAGGCGGCAACATCTCCAACGCCCCGCACGGCTACCCGGTGCCCGCGCCGGCCCAGCTCACTGAGCGGCTGCAGCTGGAAGGGGCAGGCGAGGTAACCAACCAGATCAGGGAGATCGCCCGTGAGGCGCAGGACGCGGGCGACGAGTTCTCCTACCTGGACGAGATGATGGCGATGTTCGGCAGCAAGAAGGCGCGCCCGCAGGTCGATGACAGCGAGATCGCCGCGGCCGGGGCCGAGGCGGCCATGCTGGCAGCCGAGATGGAGGAGCTGGACCGGCACGCGCGGGCGCAGCTCGGGGTCGACTTCGCCGAGGTGGAGGCGGCCCGGATGTCGGCTGAGGCGCTGGCCGGGGAGATGGCCAGCCTGAGCCATGATCCGGTCGACATCGAGGTTGACCTGCACGACACCGAGGCCCTGGCGGAGCTGGAGGTGCTGCACGGCCGCGTGCTCTCGACTGAGGAGTCGGGCAGGGCCCTGCTGTCCCTGCTCGGCCAGGGCGGCGCGTCAGGCGGGGGAGGCGGCGGGGGCCCGCCACCGCCACCGGGCGCAGCGGGCGGGGGGAACCCGGACGACGAGGCAGCGCGGGCGCTGCTCGCCGAGATCGACGCGCTGTTCCAGAAGGTAGGCAACGACGCCGAGGCCGCCGGCGTCAAGGCGGCAAAGGCATCCAAGGACACCGCCGCCGCGGTGACGTCGATGATCGCGCCGGTGACCGGCGCCGCGGCGGGCTGGTTCGGCCTGCTGACCCAGGTGAACCTGTGGGGCGGCCTGCTGCCCGGCGTGCTGGGCCATACCACGGCCCTGCACTTCGTGCTGGACAGCATCATCGAGACGCTGGCGGTCCTCATCCCGGCGATCGTCACCCTGGCTGCCGGGCTGCTCGCCTTCGGCATCGCCGGCTCTGACGCCGCGTTGCAGGTCTACAACCGCTTCAACGCCGTCCACACCGTGATGGACGCCACCGGCGCGACCATCCCGCCGTTCACCCGCAGCCTGGAAAACCTGCACAACGTCGTCCGGCCCCAGGTATGGCAGCTGTACGGCGACGCGATCACCGTCGCCAACGACAAGGCCGGCCTCTTCAACCAGCTGGCCATCAAGACCGGCAGCGTGGTCGACCATCTGGCCGCCCGGCTCACCGTCGACCTGACCAGCGGCGGCCAGGGCCTGCAGACGTTCCTCTCGGTCGGTGCCGCGAACCTGGCCAAGCTCGGGATCATCTTCGACAACCTGGGCAAGGCCTTCCTCGCGTTCATCAAGGTGACGCAGGACACGCACGTCGACCAGATCTTCCTCAACCTGTTCGTCGCGCTGTCCCAGCTGCTGGTGCTGATCACCAAGCTGCCCACCCCGCTGCTGGCTGTCGTGATCGGCCTGCACGCCTTCTGGCTGTGGGGCGGCCTGGCCGCGAGCATCGTGCTGCAGCTGCTCAACCCGCTGCGCTCGCTGGCCCTGGCGCTCGGCGCGGTCGACGCCGCCGAGGTGGCCGGCGGCCTGTCGTCGCTCACCAAGGACGCGTCCGCCTGGCAGAAGCTGTCGGCCGGCCTCACGGACATCGCCGCCGGCTTCGGGGCGCTCCCTGCCCGGCTCGGCCTGGTGTCCAAGGCAGCCGGGGAAACCTCCGTCGCCGTCAGGGAAGTCGGCGTGGCGACCGAGGACACGGCAGCCGTCGCCGCCAACGCGGCCGGCGGGGCGGGCGGCATCGCCGGCCTGCTGTCCAAGCTCAACATCTTCAAGAGCGCGTCCGCGGATGCCGCCGTGGCCGCGGAGGGCACCACCGCGGCGGTCGGGGAAGTCGGCGCCACCGCCGGGGAGACCGCGGCGGCAGGCGGCGGCCTGCTGTCCATGCTCGGCGCGCTCGGCCCGGCGCTGGCCAACCCGTACGTGGACGCGGCCCTGCTGGCCGCCGCGCTGGCCGGGGTGGCCACCTACCTGGCGCTGCTGCCGGACGCCACCCAGAAGTGGACTGCCTCGCTCGACCAGGGCCTGCAGAAGGCGTCGGCGTTCACCCTCGTGCAGCAGACGATGAGCGACCTGGCTCGGGTCACCATCCAGCTCGGGGTGGCGCAGAAGACCGGGGCCGGGAACGCCACCGAGCTGGCGCAGTCGCAGCAGCAGCTGTCCGGCTACCTGGGCACGGAGCTGGCGCACGTCGGGCAGGTTGCCCACGCCTACGGCACCGACATGGTAGGCGCGCTGGAGCTGCTGAGCACGGCCGGGGTGAAGACCTCCGACATCTTCAACGCGCAGGGCACCACCTGGGCGGCCGACCTGCAGCAGGTTAAGGGCCTGGTCCAGGGCTACGCGGCGATGGGCCAGGGCCTGTCGGCCCTGCAGCAGGACGTCTCGGTACAGCTGGTCGACACCTCCAGCCAGGTAACCGCGATGGGCAAGCTGAACACGGCCTGGGACACCTGGACGACGACGGTTGCCGGGGCCCCGAGCACGTTCCTGGCGATGGCCCAGGGCTTTGCCACCTTTACCGCTGACGCCGCCAAGGCCGGCGCGAGCATGACCGGGCTGAACGCGCCCAGCCTCACCTTGCAGAGCGACTTCCAGGCCAACTACAGCAACGTCCAGAAGTTCTTCGACGCCTTCCGCAACGACCAGGCGCTCACCGGTCAGGGCAACTTCACGCAGTTCGTGAAGGACGCGGTGGCCAGCCTGATCCCCATGGCCGGCGGCAGCAAGGAGGCCGCGGCCCAGATCTCGGCGCTGGCCCAGGAGGCCGGGGGCCCGGCCACCACCAACATCCAGACGCTGCAGCAGTGGGTCGGCAACATCAAGGACCCGCTGCTGGCCATGTACGACGCCAGCAACAAGGCAGCCGAGGGGGCATCCAACCTCAGCCAGGACGCGGCCCGGCTAACCACCACGCTGCAGCAGCAGCTCAACCCGGCCATGGCCCAGGCGATCTTCAACGCCCACGGCGGCCAGCAGCTGCTTAACACCTTCGCGGAGACCCTGACCAAGTTCGGCCCGAGTTCCAAGGACACCATCTACGCCGCGCAGGACGTAGCCGCCCAGCTGCAGGCCATCACCGGCAACAGCGCGGAGGCCAAGTCCCAGTTCGTCGGGTTCACCGAGGCGCTGGGCCTGAACGCCAAGCAGGCCGACACCCTGTGGGGCCAGGCTACCCAGCACATGAGCAGCCACCTGAAGTACCTGGGCACCAGCCTGTCCGAGATCCGCAAGTCAACGGCCCAGGCGGTGCCCGCGCCGCAGCTCGGCACCCCTGGCGAGTGGGGCCAGATCGAGCACTTCTTCATGGCGTTCTGGGATGGCATCTACGACTGGTTCAAGAACAGCCTCCCGCATGCCTTCGAGCTGGCCTGGGACTCGGTGTTCAACTGGTTCAGCACGTCGGTGCCGCACGGGCTCGCCGTCGGCTGGGACGCGGTGCTGCGGGCGTTCAAGGCCGGCTGGAAGGGAGTCGAGGACTGGTTCACCCAGTCGGTGCCGCATGCCTTCGAGCTGGCCTGGGCTCACGTGTGGAGTGCCGTTCTCGACCCGGTGAAGCACGCCTTCGGCGACGTCACCGCCTGGGTAGCGAAGAACTTCGACCCGTGGTGGGCCACGCACGGCAGCGCGGTCGAGAAGATCTGGGCCAAGACCTGGAGCGGCATCACCAGCACCGCCAAGGACGCCTGGCACTTGATCGTTGTCCTTTCCGAGGACGGGTGGAAACTCCTTACCAGCGTGCTCACCGGGGGTAAGGGCTGGGCCGCCCTGTGGAAGGGGTTCGAGGACGCCGGGCGGCAGGCCTGGCAGTGGGCCAAGGTCAGCTTCGACGCGACCTTCGGCTGGATGAAGACGACCGCCGGGGCCAGCTGGCGGGCGGTGTGGAAGGGGCTGGAAGATTCCGGAAAGCAAGCCTGGCAGTGGCTGAAGGTTTCCTCTGACGCAACCTGGGGTTTCCTGAAGACTGCCGGAAAGGACACCTGGGGCACCATTGCCCTCGGGGCGAAGGTGGTCGGCGACGCCCTGGCACTCGCCTTCAAGGGCGCCTGGGCCACCGTGGTCGCGCTGGCCAAGATCACCTGGGACACGATCGTCCTGATCGTCAACGAGGCCCTGGACGTCGTGACCGGCCACTGGCACCAGGCCTGGGTCGACCTGGAGTCGTACGGCAAGCAGGTCTTCAACGCCCTCGCCCAGTTCTTCGAGACGACCGCCAAGGCGATGGCCGCGTTCGGCATCCAGATGTGGCACTCCTGGCTCGACCCGGCCTGGCAGACGTTCTACAACCTGGTCGTCGCGCCGATGTCCAACTTCTTCACCAAGACGCTGGTCAACTGGTTCGTCGGCTTCGGTGACGCCTGGCAGCAGCACTGGGTGCAGGGCTGGCAGGCGTTCTACAACAACATCATCGCCCCGATGTCCAACTTCTTCACCAAGACCCTGCCCGGCTGGTGGGACGACCTGGTGAAGAAGGTCGACAGCGCGTGGAACTCCGTCTGGGGCGGGTTTAACACTTACGTCATCAACCCGCTGGTTAACTTCTTCTCCACCGTGCTGCCCAACGCCATCCGCGGGGCCATCAGCCAGGCCCTCAACGACATGACAGGGCCGGTCAGCTCGTTCTTCTCCTCCATCCGGGCGATCGGCCACAGTCTCGGCATCCCCGGCATGGCCTCCGGCGGCGCCGTCGCGGCGCGCATGGGCAGCGGGTCGGTGCCCGGCACCGGCGACGAGGACGGCACGCACATCGTCGCCATGGGCGGGGAGTTCATGCTCCGCAAGTCCGCCCGGATGGCGCTGCAGGCGAGGTACGGCCCCGACATCCTGAACTGGCTGAACCACGCGGACACCTGGCTCGGCTCGGGCTCGCGCGGCAACATGGCCAGCCAGCGGCTCGCCGTGCCCGGCCGGTACGCCAGCGGCGGGGACACCGACCGCGACCGGCGCTGGCGCGAGTACTGGCGCGAGCGCGAGCATGACCAGAACCAGCAGCCCGTCCCCGTCCCGCCCCCGCCGTCCAGCAGCCCGCCCCCGGTGAGCAGCGCGCCGCCCCCGCCGGCCCCCGTGCCGCCCTACCCCGTCAGGGTCGGCGTGGGCACGGCCCCGGCGCCGACCAGCGGGGGAACGTTCGCGGTCAACCTGGCTCCCTACCTCCTGGGCGTCCCTAAGTCGCCGTACGGCCGTACCGGGGACTACGGGTTCGCCGGCGGCGGCGAGGTCATGCCAGGGCCTGCCTCGCTGTCGCACGTGGCTTCGATGTTCGGCACCGGGATGGCGGCCGGCGGCCTGGTGCCCAGCTTGTTCATCCCCGGCCTGTCGGCCACGCTGGCGCGCCAGCTGTCGGCCTCCGGAGCCGGCGAGATGCCGCGCACCCTGTCGGACGCCGCGGCGGCCTCGCGCGTCGGGCTGCACGTCGACAACCTGACGATCAACAACCCGCGGCCGGAGAAGCCGAGCGACACGATTACCCGGTCGACCAACAGGCTCGCGTTCCTGGCCGGGAGGGGGACCATCTGATGCCGGTACAGGCCCCTGTCTCCCCGGCCTACGGGCCGATCGAGTTCTGGTACTTCAACGGCACGCCGCTGCAGACCAGCTACTACAACGTGACCACGTTCGGCGGCTCGCGCTTCGGCATCCCCACCGTCCGCGGCCAGGACTACGAGGTGCCCTACCGCTCGGGCCAGCTGTTCCGGTCCAAGTACCTGGACGAGCGCACCATCACGCTGACCATGTGGACCGACGGCCAGATGTCGGCCAGCCAGGCGTACCCGGCCGCCGACCCGCGCCGGGCGTTCAACGACAACTGGCAGGCGCTGCGGCAGCTGTTCCTGACCCGCGGCATCGCGGGCAGCACGCAGGGCCAGCTGCAGCGCAACTGGTACCTGACCGGCTCCGGCTCGCCGTCGCTGGTAACGTCCACCGCCATGGCCGAGATCGCCGGCTCGATGGACCCGACGATGAACGGGCGCACGTCGGCCGCGTTCTCGGTTGACCTGCTGCTGTCCGACCCGTACTTCTACGGGGCGCAGACCGGCGGCACCATCACCACGGCGGGCGGCAACATCGTCAACCCGGCCGAGGGTGTGGCCGGCGAGGGCTTCGCGTCCCCGGTCAACGCCTTTACCGTCACCATCTCCGCCGCTACGACCGTCACGAACACCACCGCCGGGGCGTCGTTCACGCACAGCGGGGCGGGTGTCGTGTCGTGGCCGGTCACGGTGGACATCCTGCGCTTCACCGCGACCGACAACGCCGGCAACAACGTGGTCGGCGGGCTGACCCACATCGGCAGCCGGATCTGGATGCCGCTGCTGCCCGGCACCAACGCGATCACCAACTCGGCCGGCACCGCGCTGTTCCAGTTCTGCCCGCCTTACGTCTAGCGGTGGCCGATAGCAGGGGCCAGAGGGAGTCCCCGTGAGGACCAGGGAGGTGCACGGCCGTGGCGCAGTGGCGCTACTACAGCAACACGGCAGTCGCTGACACCCTGGCCGTGCCGGGCGGCGGGAACCTGTCTAACTCCGCCACCTCGCTGTACGCGGGCTCTGGCGCCCCGCAGGGTTACCCGACCAGCTTCCCGTGGGTCCTGTGCCTTGAGCCGAGCACCTCTAATTACGAACTGGTGCTGGTAACGGCAGGGGCGGGCACCTCAGCCACCCCGTGGACGGTTTCCCGAGCCGCGGACGGCACCCTCGCGCGCACTCACAGCGCCGGGGCGGCAATCGCCCATACCTGGAGCGCCGGGGATCTCACGCAGGCGGCCCAGCACTATGCCCAGGGCGCCGGGACCGGGGTGCACGGCCTGCCTGCCTCAGCGTGGAACGGCAGCGCGTGCAGCACCATCAACGAGACGACGCTGGCCAACTCCACTACCAACGTGATCACCTGGTCGGGCATCCCGCAGACCTACCAGCACCTGCTGATCTCCGTTCAGGCCAGGCTGACCGAGGCAACGGCGTTCACCGATGACATCCTGCTGCAGTTCAACGGCGACTCCGCGGCGGACTACTCCTACCTGGAGATGACGGCCGCCAACACCTCCGGCTCGCTGGTGGCGGCCAACGCCACCGCCTACGCGGTCACCGGCATCCCGGCGTTCCGGGTAGCAGCCAGCCAGGCAGGCGGCCCGGTGAACGCGGGCGGCGGCTTTGCCTGGGTACCCAACTACGCGGCGAGCGCCTTCAACAAGGCGCTGTACTCCGTCTCCGGCGCCGGGAACGGGACGT